CAATGTTTAGCGACACAATGAACGAACTCGTATTAGTGTTGCAAGATTTGATCAAAACATACGAGGAGGCTATGTCATCTCCAGAGTTTGCCCAGTTTGACGCTGCAACAAAGCAAAGTGTAAAAGAAGCATTGGCTGATTTAAAAGCTGAATTGCCTAAGATTACAGCAAATGCTAAAAAGATGAGTGCCGACACAACAAGTATGCAAGCACAAACAGCACCTGCTCCGCAAGCAACTAACGAACAACTAGGTATGAGCAGATTTTTATCTATTGTTACAGAAGGTAAAGGGCCCCTTAATCGCTTAACACAAGCTGAATCTTTTACTATGCAACAGTATAATACCACTCCAGTATTAAATGTTGCTAAAAATTCTAGTCCTAGTTTAGTTGGAAAATATTTTAAACAAGTCGAAACTGAAATGTTAGAAACACAAGAACGTAGCAAAAATCGTGCTAAAAAAATAGCAGAAGTTGCTAGCAAAAAAATTATGGAAAGAATACCTATTGGTCCTGGTGTAAGCCCAGAACAAACACAGGCTGCTATAGATGCCAAACAGAGGATGAGTCAACAGCTATCTGCCCAAGCAGCTAACAACCCTCCCAACGGAGTAAATTTTGGAAGAGATTATTTAGAAAAGGCAGTAAGCGGTGCGCCAGGAAGATGGAAAATTTCAGCCGATCAGGCACAAGCAGCATTAGACTGGTTAGATAAAAATCCAAATTATACTCCTCCAGCACCTGCTGCGCCAGCACCTGCAACAACAGCGCCAGCAGCAGATGCACCTCGAGGATCTAATTTAAAATTTACAGTATTACAACAAATAAAAGCAGGCACATACAAAGGATTTGCTCCAAAATTAAGTCCTGAAGAAGTTGATGCTGCCATTGCTTATAAACAAAAAATAGGCGACTTACAGGAATCACCAATTGAGATAAATCCCAGTGAGCCAAATAATCCAACAATATACGGCCACGAAAAAGCCAACCCAATGACTTTAAAGGGCCGTATAATGCAAGCACGTAACCAATTACGTGAACTTGCGGATATGGCGGAAAGCAACGAATTAATAGTCTGGGAAAGAATTACTAAGTTAGCAAAGGGTGGTATGTTTATGGGGTTGCAACAAAATTTAGAACAAATTAATCATGGAATTGCTGAATTAGCTGCTAAACGCAGAAAAGGCGGTGTTTCAAGTAGAGGAATTGATAGGAATATTGGCTAACACACCTTAGGACCCGTATTTTTACGGTGTGTACGCGGCTGCTGCGTAAAAAAAGGATTCGCTACCCTGTTTTTTAAAGTGAGCACAGATAAATATAATATAGAAATTTGGGGATTAATATGGACTTAAAAGCTCTTATAGCAAAAATGGATCAAATTGAGAGTAAGCGTTTCCTTACTGAAGATGAAGATCGTATTCCAGCCAAGAAAAAAGAAACCTCCTGGACTGATAAAAGTGGGAAAAAGCATCCTGCTACACAGGTACAAGGACATCAAAGTCGCAAAGCTGACAAAGAAGCTGAAAAGGAATCTAAAAAAGACGAAGGTATTGTTTTTAGAAGTGCTATCGGTCAAGAGCTATTAAAAGAATTTGGTCTTAACGAAAATCCATTCCAACGTTTACAAGCATGGCATCAAAAAAATACTGATGCATTAGCAGCTAAAGAAAAAGAAGAAGCTGCTATGTCTGATCCAGCTAACATCGAAGCATTTAGAAAGACACTAACACCCAGTCAACTTAAATGGGTCGGCGGTGCTAATCTAGGTGATCCTATCATTAGATCAAGAATTCCTCCACCACAACCAGGAGAAAAACCAGGCGGTGCTCCAGCAGCTGGCGCAGCAGCAGGAGGCGCAGCAGCAGCCGCTCCGGCAGGTGCAGTAACATCAAGCGACGGCAAACCGGTTGTGTCAAGCGACGGCAAACCAGTACAAAGTGGTGCGGCAGCTGGAGCAGCTGGACAGGCAGCAAGCCCTGCAAAACCAGCTGGACAGGCAGCGCCCGCAGGAGTTCAGGCTCAAGGTGACGATGAAGGTAACACTACAATTACTCGTCCCGATGGCACTACTATGGTTGTAGGCCCCGATGGCAATGCTATCAAACCCGGCAGCAATCCTAACCTTCCTCAAAATAAACAAGCAGCAAAAGAAAAAGAATACGCTGCAAACGCAGATGCAGAAGATCAAGCCATGGGTGCTGCAATGACTGCCAACGCACAAGCAGCAGCAGGTGGTCAGGCAGCAAGTCCTGCAAAACCAGCAGGTGGCACACAAGTTCAAACAGACGACGATGGCAATCACATGATTACCACACCCGATGGTAAAACTTCAGTAGTTGGCCCTGATGGTAAACCATTACCAAATGGCGGCAGAGTTACTCCAGCAGCTGGCGGTCAGACAGCTGGTGGACAGTCTGATACAGGAGCTCAAAATCCACCAGCAGCAGGTGGTCAGGCAGCAAGTCCTGCAAAACCAGCAGCAGGTGGTCAGGCAGCGAGACCAGCAGCAACACCTGATCCTAAAGTAAAAGAATTGCAGGATAAATTAATTGCAGCCGGTGCTAAGATCAAATCAGATGGTGTTATGGGCCCGCAAACACAAGCTGCAATGAAACAATTTCCGCAGGTAGTTCAAGCAGCAAACGGTGTTAATGCTCAAGGTCAAAACGTAACAATTAGAAACGCAGACGGAAGTACTACTAACCCAGAGACAGGACAAACTACACCAGCATCCGGAACTGTTCCTGGTCAAAACGCAAGAGATGATCTGCTAGCTCGTCAGGGGCAGGCAGGGCAGGCAGCAAGTCCAGCAGCGCCACAAAAAGGACCAAATGGTGAGCCTGCTGTAAGAGATCCTCGAACTGGAAAAATGGGATACATGAAGCGTCAGGGTAGAACACAATCATTTGTACCGTTCCCAGAAGCTGGTCAAGCAGCAAGTCCTCAAAGGATGAATCTACCGGGTAAAGCAGTACCAGGAGCCGGTAACATAGGTGATAATCCTATGCCAGAATCTAGAGAACTAGCTCGAATTAAATCATTAATTAGTTATAGATGGTAAAAGAAAAACCGCCCTAAGGCGGTTTTTTAATGCCAATTGCCTTTTATACAATGTAGCAGTTCGTGTCCTAATAGATGCATACTGGTATTTTTTGGCACAACTATTGTACACTGAGTCTTTGCATCATTCCAAAATGCACAACTGTTTACTGTATAACCAAAACCGCTAAAACCCCTGTTGCGGCTTTCGCGTTCGCATACCTGTTGCACTTTATCAGTGGCAATAATGGTAGTTTGAAACTGAGCATTATCTACAGAAAATTTACGACTAGGGTTATCCCAATCGTGAAAATTTTGAGCAGAGACTGTGCCAATTTGGGTTGCAATTAAAATTGCTGTGAGTGTGTGTTTCATATTGTTATTATATGATCATTTGATTTGGATGTCAATATTTTTTGGCTATTGACTTATTACGATAACTACTGTATACTTAGACGTTAACAAGGAGATATTATGTCAACCAGAATGTACGGACCCGAAGAAAAAGCCAAATTAGAACGACTTATTACCGAAGGTTCAACTGTGCTAAGAGAAATTGAAGATCTCAAAGAAGGTCTCAAAGAAACTGTCAAAGCTGTTGCCGAAGAATTAGAAATTAAACCATCAATTATCAATAAAGCAATTACTATTGCACATAAAGATAATTGGAAAGATCATGAAAATGATTGGAACGAAATTGAGATGATTCTAGGTGTAACAAATAGATTGCCAAAAGACTAATGGATCAAACTACTAATACCGTTACCAATATATACAATTGGGCTAGAGAGGACTACAAAGAGTGGCCTACTCGATTTATACTAGAGATAACTGCTTGGGTTATGAGTCTAGGCTGCTCTCTTGTTTTGGCGGCAGGTGCTACTGATCCTTTATTCATTTGGTTATATCCTATTTTTATTACTCAATGTGCTATATTTGGTTGGGCAGCTTGGACGAGAAAAAGCACAGGTATGGTAGCTAACTATATTTTATTAGTCACTATAGATATAGTAGGGTATGTTAGATTGATAAGTACATTATAGTAAGGTTTGATCAGCCACAAATGATCGTTTTGGTATTTGCGAGCCTTAAATCGCATAGGAGAAAAACTTGTACGTAGACGCATATTTTGATAGAGATGCCGACACGATTCGAGTAGTTGAACGTAATAACAAGGGTGAAAGACAGTTTAAAGATTTCCCTGTTCGATATACGTTTTACTATGAGGATCCTAAAGGTAAATTCCAGAGTATTCATGGAGACCCTTTAAGTCGCATTGTTTGTAAAAACACCAAAGACTTTCATAAAGAACTTAAGATCAATAACAGTAAAAAGCTCTATGAAGCTGACATAAACCCTGTTATTGCATGCCTGAGCGAAAATTATCTTAATCAAGACGCTCCCAAATTACACACCGCTTTTTTCGATATTGAAGTAGACTTTGATCCAGAAAGAGGTTATGCAAGCCCAGAAGATGCTTTCATGCCAATCACTGCGATCGCTGTTCATCTACAATGGTTAGATACACTAGTCTGCTTGGCTATGCCTCCAAAAGGTCTAACTATTGCACAGGCACAAGAACTAGTTAAAGATTTTCCCAATACACATCTCTTTGACAACGAAGCAGATATGTTAGATACATTTCTAAATCTAATTCAAGATGCAGATGTACTCAGCGGGTGGAACTCAGAGGGCTATGATATTCCGTACACGGTTAATCGTGTAACTAAAGTTTTGTCAAAAGACGATACAAGACGATTTTGCTTGTGGAATCATTATCCTAAAAAGAGAGAATATGAAAAATACGGTAAGACTGCTGTTACTTATGACCTAGTTGGTCGTGTACACATGGACAGTCTCGAACTGTACAGAAAGTATACCTATGAAGAACGCCATACATATCGTTTAGATGCTATTGGTGAAATGGAAGTAGGTGAAAGAAAAACTGTCTATGAAGGTACGTTAGATCAATTATACAATAATGACTTTCGTAAATTTATTGAATATAACAGACAAGACTGTGCGCTACTTAATAAACTAGATCAAAAACTTAAATTCTTAGATCTAGCTAATAAACTGGCACACGAATGTACTGTACTTTTACAAACTACTATGGGCGCTGTGGCAGTTACCGAACAGGCCATTATTAACGAATGTCATCGTAGAGGTATGCAGGTACCAAATAGAAATAAAAAAGACGACAGCGAAGATGCTGGCGCAGCCGGTGCTTACGTTGCCTATCCTAAAGAAGGTCTGCAGGATTGGATTGGTTCTTTAGATATTAACAGTCTTTATCCATCAGCAATTCGAGCTCTAAACATGGGCCCTGAAACTATTGTAGGACAGTTAAGACCTGTAGCCACAGAAGCAGCCATCGAAGAAGCTATGGCTAAAGGTAAATCATTTGCTGCCAGTTGGGAAGGTAAGTTTGGCAGTGATGAATATGAAGCTGTAATGAGACAAGAAATTGGTACTGAGATCATTATCGACTGGGAATCAGGAGAACACGATATCTTAAGTGCAGCCGAAGTATACAAGCTAATCTTCGACAGCAATCAGCATCTAATGTTAAGTGCCAACGGTACTATCTTCACTTACGAAAAAGAAGGTATCATTCCAGGACTACTGGCACGTTGGTACAAAGAACGTAAAGAGATGCAGGCTAAACTTAAAGAATCAATTGCCGCAGGCAATAAGATTGAAGAAGAATACTGGGACAAGCGCCAGCTGGTTAAAAAAATTAACCTAAACTCACTATACGGTGCTATTCTTAATCCTCATTGTAGATTCTTTGACAAACGTATTGGACAATCGACTACATTAACTGGTAGACAAATTGTTAAACATATGGCATCAAAGGTCAATGAAATTATAACTGGAGAATATGACTATAGAGGAAAAGCTATTATCTATGGTGATACAGACTCATGTTATTTTTCAGCTTATAAAACACTGAAGAAAGAAATTGATTCTGGTGTCATTCCGTGGTCAAAAGAAACTGTTATTTCATTGTATGATCAAATTGGCAATGAAGTAAACACTACCTTTCCACAATTTATGCTAGACGCTTTTCACTGTCCAAAGAGTCGCGGTGAAGTTATCAAAGCAGGTCGCGAAATTGTTGCCAGTAAAGGTCTGTTCATTACTAAAAAACGTTATGCTGTTCTTTACTATGATAAAGAAGGCAAGCGACAGGACGTCGAAGGTAAGCCAGGCAAAATCAAGGCTATGGGCTTAGATCTTAAGCGTTCAGATACTCCAGAATTTATTCAAAACTTTTTAAGTGATGTTCTTGAAATGGTGCTAACTGGTAGTGAAGAAATTAACGTTCTTGATTTTATCAGCAGTTTTAGAACTGAGTTTAAAGTTAGACCTGGTTGGGAAAAAGGCTCACCTAAACGTGCCAACAACATCACCGAGTATCAGGCTAAAGAAGCCAAAGCAGGCAAAGCTAATATGCCGGGACATGTGCGGGCCAGTATTAACTGGAATACTCTAAAACGCATGTTTGGTGACAAATATTCTATGAACATTACAGATGGTGCCAAAGTAATTGTCTGTAAGCTCAAAGATAATCCTATGGGATTTACTTCTGTTGCGTATCCTGTGGACGAGCTGAGATTACCGCAATGGTTTAAAGATTTACCATTTAATCATAAGAAATGGAATCAA